CCGTGGGCCTAACGGTAAGATGTTAAAGAGAAGCATCGTCGCGCCTGACGGATACACACTCATAGACTGTGACTCGTCGCAGATTGAAGCGCGGGTGTTGGCGTGGTTTGCGGGGCAGACTGACCTGACCAACTCATTTCGTAAGAAAGAAGATGTGTACGTCAATATGGCCTCGCGCATTTACGGTATAGAAGAAGACCAAGTGTCTAAAGATCAACGGTTCGTTGGTAAAACTACGATCCTCGGTGCCGGTTACGGTATGGGTGCCGTTAAGTTTCAGACTCAGTTGAAATCGCTTGGAACTGAAATAAGTTTGGATGAAGCGAGGCGAGTCATTAACATATACCGTGATGCGAATTGGAAGATTAGCCATGTGTGGCGCGAAGCTCAGAATATGATTAGTAGTATGGCGAAAGGTGATACCTATCAGTTTGGTAAGAAAGGTGTGATAGAAGTTATAGGAAACCGGGAAGCTATACGCCTACCATCTAAGCTCCTGATGCGTTATGACGATCTCAAGGGAGAGCAAAACTCGCAGGGGACAGAGTACAGTTATAATACACGTAAAGGTAGGAAACGGATTTATGGTGGTAAAGTGGTAGAGAACGTCTGCCAAGCGTTAGCGCGTTGTGTGATAGGCGATCAGATGTTATTGATAAACAACAAGTACCGAGCAGTACTAACAGTTCACGATTCAGTTATCGTATGTGTACCTGAGTCTGAAGTAGAACAAGCCCAGAAGTATGTCGAGAGGTGCATGAAGTACGTCCCGACATGGGCGAAAGGGTTGCCGCTTGATTGTGAGAGCGGTACGGCTAAAGCATATGGAGACTGTGAATAATGAGTGTGGTAGGTAGGCATGAGCACCTCTACAAGATTATAGACGGTGAGGAACATAAGCTATGTTATCTCTGTAAGCAGTTTGTAGTGGTAGCTAACTGCACTCTGGGGAAGGTGGGGCTTGATGGACGTAGAAGATATGCTAATTGTAAGCCGTGTATAAGCGAGAAAAGGAAGATATATAGGCAGTCACCAAGACATAACGAAGTAAAACGTGCTTGGGAAGCAGCCAACCGTGACAAAGTACGGGCGGGGAACAGGATTGCATCTACTAAATACATTCACTCAGAAAAAGGAAAAGCCATTCGCGCTAAGTATAACGCTGCTCATACAGAAGAAAAAAGGGAAGATAACGTACGGCGTAGTAGAGAGAAAGTAAAAAACATTTCAGAAGCCTACGCTCGGCAGATGTTATCTGATGGTAGCCCTCTAAAAGGTTCGCAGTTTCCCCAAGAAATTGTTGACGCTAGACGGGAACTAATGAAATTAAGAAGAGAACTTAAAGGAGACCAATATGCAAGACGTCGTAGAACTACGTAAGTACTTAGCGGAAGTATTTGATGAGCTTCGTTCGGGTGACATATCAGCTAACGAAGCCTCTGAACTAGCCAACATCGCTGGCAAGATGATTAATTCAGCTAAGGTGCAGATGGAGTACCATGCGCTACGCAAGGACGAACCAAAAATAAAATTCTTGCACGTACAGGAAAAAGTTTAGTAGTGAGCGTAGCACCGTGGTCGTTCAGTAAGATCAAGGCATTCCAGCAATGCCCTAAGCAGTTCTACCATGAGAAGGTGCTCAAGCAATACCCGTTCAAGGAGTCTAAGGCTACGTTGTATGGAACAGCTTTTCACGAAGCTGCGGAAGAATACATCCGTGACGGCGGTGAACTCGACCCACGGTTTAGCTACGCTCAAGGTATGCTCGATGCACTGAACGCCAAGAAAGGTGAGAAGCTATGCGAGATCAAGATGGGCCTGACCGAAGACCTAGAAGCATGTAGCTTCTTTGATCGTGACGTGTGGTTTCGTGGTATCGCAGACTTATTAATACTAAATAATGAAGAAAAATTAGCTTGGGTTATTGACTATAAGACAGGAAAGTCGGCAAGATACGCTGACAAAGGCCAGTTAGAACTTATGGCTCTAGCGGCTTTTAAGCACTACCCCGAAGTGGAGACTGTTCGGGCTGGGCTATTGTTTGTGGTAAGTAATGATCTGATACGAGATCGCTACACCATAAAGGAAGAGGAGAAATTGTGGACTAAGTGGCTGGGTAAGTACAGCGACATGGAAACAGCTTTTGAGAACGACACGTGGAACCCTAACCCTAGCGGGCTGTGCAAGGCATGGTGTCCTGTACTAGAGTGTCCACACAACGGAAGAAACTGATGCCATACAAGAACAAAGCAGACCGTAAGAAACAGAAAAACCCACCAGTGGGCAGCGCAGCACATGAAGCGCGTATGGAAAGACAGCGTGCTAGGCGTGCGATGGACAAGAGTGGGCGTGATGTTAACAAAGATGGTAGAGCGGATAAGCGTGAAGGCAGAGATGTCAGTCACAATAAGATGCTAAGTAAGGGCGGCAGTAATAGAGATGGCGTACGTATAGAGAGCGCCAGTGCTAACCGTAGTCGCAATGGTAAGAAGCCTAAGAGTAGGTAGTTAAGGTCAAGGGAGATTAATTCCCTCCCTCTAACGCTCGTTCCCGTCCGAGTGACCGTAGGCGGGGCTAAATAGAAGTTCGGGGTGCGGCATCACCTCTCCGGAGCTTTCCCGTCGGCTTGAACTACAGGCGGGGCTGATTAAGGCTAAGGGGGTTCCACCTAACCTCCTCGAAATCAGTTTCCCGTCGCTGAAGCCGACAGGCGGGGCTATTTAGACCAAGGCAAGTTCCTGCCTGTTGTTGCACTTGCCCGTCAGTGTGGTCAGAGACGGGACTTTTTAACCGCGTGTAGTGGACACCCACTTCGCGCTTTTTGTATGGAAGGGTATATGAAAGTAATAGATAACAAAGCACTACTTATGAAGTTACGTGACCCAACACGAGTTACCAATGTGATACCAAAGAGTAAGGAGTTATCAGGTAACCGTGTGGTGGTTAAGTGGGGAGTAGACGAGGCCCATGTTCTCAAGAATCTAAACATCAACGCGCCGTCACCCATCGAAGGGCAGTATCAATGGACGGGTAAGTACAAACCATTCGATCACCAGAAGACTACATCTGGATTTATGACACTCAACAAACGTGCTTTTTGTTTTAACGAACAGGGTACAGGTAAGACCGCCAGTGCTATTTGGGCGGCAGACTTTCTGATGAAGCAAGGTCGTATCAAACGTGCTCTGGTGATCTGTCCTTTATCTATTATGGACTCAGCGTGGCGTGAAGATTTGTTTAGCTTTGCCATGCACCGCAAGGTAGATATAGCCCACGGTTCAGCAAGTAAGAGAACCGCTGTAATCGAAAGCGATGCAGAGTTTGTCATAATAAATTATGACGGTGTGGCAATCGTCTCAGACGCCATAGCCAACGGTGGGTTTGACCTAGTGATTGTGGACGAGGCAACTCACTACAAAAACGCACAGACTGATCGTTGGAAAACACTTAACAAGTTACTCGGGCCAGACAAATGGCTCTGGATGATGACGGGTACCCCTGCTGCACAGAGTCCGTTGGATGCGTACGGGCTGGCTAAACTTGTTAACCCGAAGGCTGTGCCACGCTTCTTTGGCTCGTTCCGCGATCAGGTCATGGTCAAGGTGACTAACTTCAAGTGGGTACCTAAGCCCAACGCCACGGAGACAGTGTTCAATGCACTACAACCAGCGATCAGGTTTACTAAAGAAGAATGTCTTGATCTACCTGACATCATATACACAACTCGCGAGGTACCACTGACTCGCCAGCAAGATAAATACTATAAAGAATTGAAGAACCGCATGGTGATGGAGGCTGCTGAAGAGACAGTCACGGCAGCTACGGCAGCGGTAAACATGAATAAGCTGCTGCAAATTAGTTCTGGGGCGGTGTACACCGATGACAAAGAGGTGGTGGAGTTCGACATCAAACACCGATATAAGGTGTTACGTGAAGTTATAGACGAATCTAGCAAGAAAGTCCTGATCTTCGTACCGTTCAGACACACTATACAGCTACTCTCCGAGAAGCTACGTAAGGATAAGATACCCACTGAAATTATTAGTGGTGCAGTCAGTGCGACTGAACGCACTCGCATATTCAAAGAGTTCCAAGAGACAGACACCCCCCGAGTGCTAGTTATACAACCGCAAGCTGCGGCACATGGCGTTACGCTGACCGCTGCGAATACAATCGTGTGGTGGGGGCCAACCAGTTCGGTAGAAACATACGCTCAAGCTAACGCACGTATACACAGAGCGGGTCAAGACCACAAATGTACGGTGGTGCAGCTACAGGGATCTCACATAGAAAAACGTGTGTACGCACTACTAGATAACAAAATAGACACACATACAAAAATTATTGATCTTTACAAAGAAATACTTGATTAAACCACTACCTACAACTATAGTACATTTCTCGGCAATGTAAGGACGAAGATCATGGCTGATGCAAGAAACGTAGACGGTTTACCATTAGGTAAGATGACTGAGGTTTACCTCAAGATTAAGACTGAACGGGAACGCCTGTCTGCGGAATTTAAGGAAGCTGATGACAAGTTAGTTGGTCAGCAAAACACAATAAAAAGCGCACTACTTGGCTACTTGAAAGAGAACGACATCAAAAGTGTAAAGACGGATGCTGGTACGTTTTACCGTACTGTTAAGCAAAAGTATTGGACTAGCGATTGGGAACATATGCACGAGTTTATCTTGGAGCATAAGGTACCTGAGTTCTTAGACAAGCGACTCAATCAGAAGAACGTACGGGAGTTTTTAGATGAAAACCCTGACTTACTTCCTAAAGGGTTAAATGTAGATGCTGAGTTTGCACTCACAATAAGGAAGGCGTGATGGAGCAGTTAGTTCCAATAGAAGATGTTGCAAAACACTTTGGTGTGTCATTATCCACGACCCGTAAATGGGTTAGGGATGGAGTTATTCCAGAGAATACGTACATCAAGGTAGGTAAAACTCAGAGGTTTGCTTTGGCAGTTATTGCAGAGGTTTTACTGAGAGGTACCGAATCTGGAGAAAGTGCGGAAGAAACTACCGTGGGCGACTTTGACCCCACAGCGTTTGATCCTGACGAAGATGTATAATGCGTCGAGTCAGCTTACAGGGTAACAAGTTTACTGGGTTAGACTTTCAGACAGACACGTCGTCGGTAGACGTAATCATCGTTAATGCAGCGTCAGTATCGCGCTCGTATTATAAAGATGTTTACGACTCCACCGTCAAACGTCTGCCTACATGTTGGTCTAGCGATACCCAGAGACCTTCACCCGACGTACCGTCAGACCGAAGACAGAGTGCGCGATGTATTGATTGCTCACAGAACATCAGAGGATCTGGCACTGGAGGGGGTAGGGCTTGCAGATTTAGCCAGCGACTAGCGATTGTAGAAGAGAAAGCGTTAGACACTGTGTACCAACTACAAGTACCTGCCTCATCCATATTTGGCAAAGCTCAAGGTAGAAGCTCTATGCCTCTACAGGCTTACGCTAAGTTTTTAAGTGGGCATGGAACGCCCAGTGCAGCAGTGGTGACGAGAGTGAGTTTCGATGCGGGTAGTCCCGTACCAAAACTATTTTTCTACCCACAAAGACCGTTAGAAGAAGAGGAACTCCGTTTAGTCAGGGGAATGGTGGATATGGATGACACGTTAGCAGCTATTGCTTTCGACATTGTTACACACAACCGCGAAGGTTCACCCTTCGCTGCGACTGAAGGGTTCAATATAAATAGCCAATTAGGAGACCGAAATGGCTGAAGACTTTATGTACTACACAATCGAAGGCGTAAAAGCCCTCT